CTTGCCATTGATCTTTCGCCCGATCGCAGACACGCGAGTTTGGTGGGCGCGCAGAAAATCGGCGGCGAGCAGTTTGTCGTCAAGTTGCTGCACACCTGGCAAAATGATCTTCAATTGGACGATAAGGCAATCGCCAACGACCTTGCAGATTATGCGCGTAAATATCCAACGGAATACGTGCTTTACAGTCGAAAAACCAGCGCAGCCGTTGCAGCGCGCCTTGCACCCGCTGGCATTCCAATTTTTGACATGGACGGCGTCTATCCCCAGGCGTGTGACGAAATGTTGTCGGCAATCAATAGCGGTCGTTTAAAACACCGCGGTCAAAGCCAACTTTCCGAAGAAGTATTGGCTGCCGTGCAATTGCGTCGTGGGGACGGCGGCTGGGTTATAGGAAGAAGGGCGTCACAGTCGGTCGTTTGCGGCAGTGTGGCAGTTGCCCTTGCAACACACTTCGCGACACGCCCAGAGAATGATCTTGACATCATGGTCGGTTGATCGTATAAGCCTGACACAATTCGGGCATGGGATTTTTCGATCTATTCACGCCAAAGGTTGACGCTGCCGTTCCAGTCGAAGCCACAAACGTGGACGCCGCCGCTATTGCGCCGTATTACTCCGAAGTTGGAAATTTATTCTTATTCGGCGGCGTAATAACGGCGTCGCGTGCCGAAGCAATGAGTGTGCCTACGTGCGCCCGTGCGTTAGGAATTATCCAAACAGTTGCGTCATTGCCTATGCACACACGCAACGAAGCGACAGGCGAAAAGGTTTCACAACCACGCGTCATCAATCAACCCGACCCAAGAATTCCAGGCACGACATTTTGGTCGTGGATTATTTCAGATTTGTTCTTTTTTCCGTCTGCCTATGCCTACGTTATGGACAGGTATGCCGATACAGGAAAAATTCGTGCAATGGAACGCGTCGCACCTGAACGCGTAACAATCCAAACCAACGGCATGGGATACGAAATTGTTTCGTACCAAATTGACGGTGCTTATGTTGACCCTTCAAACCTGGTTGTTTTTCAGGGCACGCAAGAAGGTTTGCTTAGCCGTGCAGGTCGTACGATTAAGGCTGCTGCTGCACTTGAACGCGCTGCAATGAATTTTGCCGTTGAACCAATTCCACAAATGGTTTTAAAATCAAATGGCACATCACTGCCAGCCGATCGCGTTTCCAAGTTGCTTAGTGCATGGCGTACGGCACGCGCAAACAAATCAACGGCGTTTTTAAATGCTGACGTCACACTTGAAACATTGGGATACGACCCAAAGAATTTACAACTCAACGAAGCCCGAAACTACGTGGCACTTGAACTTTCACGTGCCTGCGGTTTGCCTGCCTACTTCACAGATTCGCAACAGTCATCATTTACTTATTCAAACGCACTTGATAAGCGTCGCGACCTGGTTGATTTTGCTTTCAGAAATTACATGTCAATCATTGAACAACGTTTAAGTTTTGCGGATTTCACCCCAGCAGGAAATCGCGTGTCGTTCGATTTGGACGACTTCCTACGTGGCAATCCTTATGAACGCGCGCAAGTTTATGAAATCTTAAATCGAATTGGCGCAATGTCAATTGACGAAATACGCGAGGAAGAAGACATGCTGCTATGAAAAAAGTGATCACACCAATGCAAATCACGGCTGCCGATTCAAACAGTCGCACAATCTCCGGGCGCATTGTGACGTTCGAGGAAACTGGCAACGCTTCAATTGGCAAAGTTCAATTTGCTGCTGGTTCAGTAGAACCAACCGCCGTTCTGCTTAACCTTGAACATGATCGTACGCGCAGGATTGGAAAAACTTTAGACATAGGTTTGTCGTCTGACAACAAAGGCATTGACGCAACATTTAAAATTGCTGAGACAACGGCAGGCAATGACGCACTTGTTGAAGCGCAAGAAGGCTTGCGTGACGGATTTAGCGTTGAAGTTTCATTTGACGAATACGAAACACTTAAAGACGGAACAGTTCGCATTCTTATGGGTGAATTGACAGGCGTGGCATTAACTAGCGAACCTGCAATCCGATCAGCGCGCGTCGAATCAGTCGCCGCAACTGAAGAAGAAATTTCAGATTCGACAATCGAACCTGAAGCACCACAACCAACAGAAGGAGAAGACGAAGTGGAAGACACCGTCAAAGACGCTGCAACCGCCGAAACGGTTGAAGCCGCCCAGTCAATCACCGCAACTGCAAACGCAGTTGGTGGTTGGAAAGCAACACCACGCATTGAAATCACTGCTGCGAAGTATCTTGAAAATAAGGTTCTTGCTGCAACTGGTGACGAAACTGCGCGCCAATATGTTTTAGCCGCTGACAACACAACAGACAACGCTGGACTTGTTCCAACACGTCAGTTGACTGAAGTCATCAACGGACTATCAACAACAATCAGACCTAGCATTGAAGCCATTTCGAGAGGGACTCTCCCTGACGCAGGAATGACCTTCGAAATTCCTAAAATCACAGTTGCACCTGCCGTTGGCGTTGTTGCTGAAGACGCAGGATTTACAGAGACAGATCAGAACAGCGCGTTCTTATCAGTGGACGTCAAAAAGTTCGCGGGTCAGCAGAAATTTAGCGTTGAATTATTGACACGCACTAGCCCATTGTTCTATGACGAGTTATTGCGAAATATGGTTGCTGCAATGGCTAAAGCGCAAGACAAGTATGCAAACGATCAACTAGTTGCAGGCGCAACTCTTGACTCAACAGGAATTGCAACATACCCAACTGCTGCTGAGTTGCTTGGCGTCATTGCACGTGGTTCAGCAAGTGTTTATGCTGCAACTGCTGGTCTTGCAAATCCATTTGCACGCAATATCTTGGTTAACACTTCACAGTGGTCAAACCTAATGTCACTCAACGATTCAGGTCGTCCGATCTATAACGAAGTGACAAATCCTATGAACCAACCAGGTTCAGCCACACCAACTAGCCTTCGCGGTCGCGTGGCTGGTCTTGATCTCTACGTCACTGCAAACACTGCTGCGACAACGGACTTAGATGATTCAATCTTGATCATCAACCCTGACGCATACACATGGTACGAGGGAACTTCATACCAGTTGCGTGCAGAATCAACTGCTGACGGTTCAATCACAGTCGGCGTTTATTCATTCGGTGCAGTAGCAACCAAAATTGGTGCTGGTGCATTTGGCGTCAATAAGACCTGATAACTAACCCCAACTAATCATGCGGCGGGTTCTCCCGATCTCGCCGCAGCCGATCGAAAGGAAACGGACATGCCAGCCATTGTCACTGCCAGTCAATTGCGAACAGTGCTTGGCGTGTCCGTTTCACTTTATTCCGACAGTTACCTAGACGAAATCATCAACACGTCTGAAGCGGTTATTTTGCCCATGCTTGTTGCAAACACTTCAGCAATTGAGTCATACAAACTTGAATCAAACGTGGCGTATTTCTACACGCAACGCAATCACCATTTTGTTGCAGGTCAATCAGTCATTGTGACTGGTCTGCCAGCACCCTTCACCGCAACACATACAGTCGTTACCGTGACGCCTTATTCATTCACCGCTGCATTGACTTCATCAAATGTCACATTGCGCGAGATTATCCCAATGGGCACGGCAACACTTCAGGGCTATTCAGCAGCAGATTTATACGCAACCAGCGCGCCAATCGAATCGGCAGTGCTTGCAGTTAGCGTCGAGGTTTTCCAATCACGTGTTGCAGCAGGCGGTCAGATTGAAGGCGTTGATTTTGCCAGTACGCCTTACAGAATGGGACGCAGTTTAACCAACAGAGTATCCACATTGCTTCAGCCATTTTTGGACGTCGAAACGGTCGTTCAATAAATGCCCGCCAACTCAATTGCGGAAACCCGTGCAGCCCTAGCCAATGCTTTCAGTGGTTTGGCTGCTACCTGCTATGCGTCCGTTCCCGAATCGCCAATTCCCCCTGCAATAGTAATTGTGCCCGATTCACCATTTATGGAAGTCGTGCTAATTGGTAAAGCCAAAACACAGGTCAAACTTAATTTTGCAATCACTGCAATTGTTGCTTCAAATAGCAACGCAGGTTCACTAGACAACCTGGAAAAACTCATCATAGGAATTCTTGCGGCAATGCCCGCAGGATACGTTGTTGGCGTTGTTGAAAAG